TATTAGCAATGTCAGCTACAATATTATGGAAATCAGCATTAGGATTCTTTTGATATTCATCTACAATGGTCTTTGCTCCACTACATCCAAGTTTAAAAGCATAGTGTGACGCGATCCGTGGTTCTTGCTGAGAATAATCAAAACTACCCCATGTCTCTCCTTCTTCAGGTAAAAATAATCCTCGAATTTGTTTTTTAATTTCTTTATTGCGTGAAGGCAATTGTTGTAAATTAGGATTAGAATAACTTAACCTACCTGATACTGTTCCTGATTGACCATCTCTCATCTGATGGATACTTGCATGTATTCTTCCTGTAGATCCATGTTTAATAATAGTATCAAGAAAAGTAGACTGTACTTTATTTATTTCCCTTGCACTTTGAATTTTTTGAGCAATTGGATGTTTATGGTGTAATAAAAAATCTTTCGTAAAGCTTGGTGCATTAGTTTTTTCTGTTCTTGGATAATCTATTTTAAGTTTGTCAAAAACTTTTTGAATTGAGTTTGCAGCCCAAATATCAACTGCAATCCCCGTGTCCTCCAATATACTACTAAGTATCTTTTTCTCTGTATTCTTAAAACTTTTTTTATAATTGCTTGCTTTCTCAACATCAACTTTTACTCCTTTTTTAATCATGTTAAAAATAATAGGAATTAATTCCATTTCTAATTTATAAACACTTGTTAAACTTTCTTTTTCTATAATTGGCCTCATATGATGATATAATCGTAAAGTTAAGTCAGCATCTTGTTCAGCATATGTCCCAACAAAAATAGCAGGTAGTTTATACATTTCACTTTTAGGGTTAACTCCAAATTCTATAGCTGCTTGTTTTAATAAATTCTCATCTTTGTATTCACCTAACATATCTTTACCAACAGCATTTAATGCATAGGAGAATTTATTTTCATTAATGATAGGAGCCATGATCATTGTGTCAACAATTGGTCCTTTAATATCAATTCCTTCTGCATAAAGCCAACCTAAATCATAAAGAGCATTATGAGCTACTTTTATAGCATCATTTTGCATTAATTTTTTAAACCATGCCATAACGCGCCTACAATCCCAATTGAAGCCATTTTCGTGTCTTATGGGGTAATACCCCTTCCAACCATCTACAGCGACAGCCACACCTATGATATGACCTTTTTTTATTGTCCACCCTGGACCATTGGTCTTTAATTCAGGATCATATGTCTCTAAATCAAATGCAATGACTTTTGCGTCGGATAAATCAGGTAACTCATGCGGAGGTACCCATTCTGATTGTGTGAATCCAAAATTATGTTGCATTATTTTTTTCCTTTTATATATTCTGCTGTTTCTCTTCCTCGTTTTTCACCCTCTGATTCAAACGATTTGTCTTTCGTGGTTCGTGCTTCAATTTCTCCAGCTATACAAGCATAAGCTGCCATATCAATATAACTATCTTTTTTATGTTGATTCATGAGACGTGCTACTTTTACCAAAGCCATACAGATAGCAACATCATGTGCTGTAATTTTTTTCTTTAAAAATATAGACCAGAAGTCTGCAATGTTTTGATGATTTTTTAATTTGTCTCCGTAGTCCGTTTGTCTATCACCACCAATTAATTTCTTTGCTTCATCTAAAAGTTCTTGCGATATCATATCAAATAACCGGCTGCTGTTGATGCTTCTACAATATATAAATTTTCTTTAGCTCTAGTAAAAGCCACATAAAAAACTCTATGTTCATCATCAGGATTTTTAACATAAGCTCTATAAACTAATTTACCAAGATCCAATAAGACAACAACATTATCACATTCACCACCTTTAGCTTGATGTATAGTTGATACACGAATTCTTGGTTCACCTTTTATATCTTCTCCTATTCGCTCTAATCTTCTTAAATAAGCAATATCAAACTCAGTAATCTTATCCATTACCTCATGCCATTCTCCATCTACAAGAAGACCATGATCTTTTTTCAAATCTTCTAAGTTAAATAAAGATTCTTCATCTTTTCCTTTAAATGTTTTACCTCCTCTTTTAATACCTGTACCTGATTTAATTTTATTATATAAATTTTTTACCTCTAATAAAGATATAGGAGTCCCATTTTTTAAACGTCGCCAAGTATCAATAGCATCTAAGGTGGAAGGAACAACGGGTCGATGTTCTCCTCTTCCATACCATAAACCACTATCTTTTAAAAAAGACTCTATTTCTTCATTTCTAATTTTTTTTGTTCTACCTAATATTAACCAATTACCACTAGATAAATCCACATGTTTTAAGTCAGCTACTTGATTAATTTTTCCTTCCTCCTCTTTAGGTTCCCAAACTTTTTCCCTTCTGTTTCTAACTTTGGAAATAATACGATTAGCTAATTCATAAACAGTTTTTGGGCAACGATAAGACTTATTAAGCACTGTAACATTTCCTTCTAAGTTAATAAAACGATCAACATCAGCACCTGACCAACGAAAAATAGCTTGATCATCATCTCCAGCTATATAAGTTTGTTTACTATTTTTAATTAATTTATCTACCATATTATATTGTATTCGAGGCATATCTTGTGCTTCATCAATAAAAAGAACATCAAACTGTGTACTAAACGTGTCAGTAGTGTAATTGACAATCATATCCGTAAAATCAAATAAATTATTTTCTTTCTTATAATCAATAATGCATCGATTAAGATAATCTAATTTAGGCCAATTAATTGTATGATCCCCCCTATTCCATGCATCTTCCAAAGAAATATCTTGTAATCTAGACATATTAATTAAATTAACAAATTTATGATTAGAGTTAGAATAAATTGAATCATCATTTGTATCAAAAACTAAATCAAAACCTATAAGACTTGATAATTCTTTCCAATGTTTAGATTTCATTAAATTATTTCTATCAACAGGGAGGCCTCTATAGGCAAAACTATGTAAGGTTCTAAAGTGAACTAAATCATCTTTACTTGCTTGAAATTTATCACGAGCTCTATCTCTAGCTTCATAAGCAGCTTTCTTAGAAAATGAAAAAAATCCAATTTTATCCCAAGAAACACCTTGTTCTTTTTTCTGCCTACAAATATCTAAAAGCTTAGTGGTTTTACCTGTGCCTGGTGGCCCTAAAATTATATTAATCATAAAGGTATATCCACTTCATCTATATTTTCTCCTCCTAATACTTGATCTTCTTTAGTAACCTTATTATTTTTAATATTAATTGGAATAGGAATCTCTACTAGAGATCTCTCGAAAGCAGGGATAACCCAAGCTCGTGTTTGTATTTTTCTAACTGCTACAGTTATATTTTCCCCACCTATATCTTTTAATCGTTGGACAATCCACACACGTTGAACTTTAAAATTCTTACTATTCTCTAGCCATTTAGATAAATCAACTAAACGAAAATATGTTGGAATAGATTTAAAAGTCGTTTCATTCTTTTTAAATTGTTTAATATTCTCATCATCAGTAAAAGATTTTTGCATTTCTAATTCATCTATAGAAAAAGAATCTCCTCTTGATAAACAAAATTCTTTTAAATAATCTAAAAATTCTCCTACCTTAGATACATCAGAAGGAACCTCATCTATCTTAATTTCTTCAAATAACATAGCAACTATCTCTTCCCAATCATCGGCTTTAACTTTAGGAACATAAATTTTTAATTGTTCTCCTACCATTTTTCTAAACAATGCATGAGCATATAAAACACCTAAATCATTAAACTCTACTCTTTTATCACCTACATTTAAAAACCAAATAGGAGGTATACTATCTAAAACTGATAACTCGCTATAGGTTGGATGATCAGCCGTTGAATGACCAATTCCATGTTTTCTTAATTTACATAAAGCTTTTTGACAAACAGAAGAAATAGGAGGTTCTTTACAACGATAAAAATATTTAAAGTCACCATCTGGTTTTTTCTTCCCAATTTGTTTTTGTAATGTAGTTACTTCAGTAGCATTTAAAGGAGGATCCATATAATTTCTGTTATAGGCCTCAAGTAAATCTTCCCAATCATCAGGATTAGCCTTACGATAAAAAACTCCAATATTAAGTAATCCATTATTTCTTGTTCCTTCGGGGAAACCTTGTGTAGTTAATACCTGCAAGCATGGGGGGCCATCCTTTATGACTTCTTGTTCTACCTCGATTGTGATTTTACTAATATCATCACAAACATATTTGTCATATAAGTCAAAGAACTCGTCAAGAGAAGCACCCTCACCATTGTCAAGAAACGCGTACCGTGTCTCGCCATGATAAGGAAGGTTCAACCATGAACCTGAGTCTTTTTCATTGGCTAGTTCTGTTTGTTTAGGGAAAACTTCTGTATTTGCATATCCGATGTAAGAAGCAATCTCTTTAAGTTTTTGTTGGAAGATAGCTGCTGATTGTGGATTTTTGGAAAAAAGAAAAATATGTGCACCAAAAGATTTGGATGAACACATTATTAATGGTAATTTATATTTTCGTATTTTGGATAATATTTTTTTGTGATCTAGGGGGTATTCGTCAATATCAATACATCCCCAAGTACAAGTGGCATCGTCACGAATGGGAACTATGCCAAGAGCAGGCATCTTTCCATCAAGATGGTCTAAATACATTTGCAATGTCGGTGGTTCGTGTTTCGTGAACATTTTGCCATCTCGTTTTCCATTCAGCTTAGTTTCTGAATAACGATACTCTCCATGAACCCGGTCAAGACCTGTGAATATATGTTTAAATTTTTCTGCTTTCATAAATATAAATAATAATTAGGGGCATAAAATGTGAAGATTATGCCCCTACTCTAGGGTAGTAGAGTAATTAAGATCCTAAAATGTTAGTATCCGCATTAGGAGTAACATCTTTAATATCTTGATCAGTATCATTTAAAGCTTCTGGTGTTGGATCAATTGATCCAGAAGTCACAAGCTCATGAAAACTTTTAGCTTCTTCCACCAAGTAAGATGGATTTTTTAAATCATTAACAGATTTCTCTAAAACAATTTTCCATCCCCACCAATCATTCTTTTTATTTTGCTCTTGTATACCTTCCATTTTGTATACATTGGCAAACATAGGAGGAGTGAATAGTGAACCGTTAGGTAATTGAATTTTTTGATTCATCATCATTGTATTCCAATAACGAGATTTCTTATATTGAGTTTTCTGCATAATAATTTGACATCTCTCAAAAGATCCATCATCGTTTAAGCGTAAAACAAAATATTCAGCCGTTCTTACAATGTAAGTAGGGCTCATTTCACCATTAATTAAATAATGATCCTCTCCATCAGCACCTCTAGTTAAAGTAGGAATATCCTTTGGTTCGTAAATTTTTACTGGAGCTCCTGTTCCTTCACCTAAAGGGGACCACTCAACACCTCTTACACGAAATGCACATGGTATAACACTTACACCTTTATAAAAATCTTTAGTTACAGAATTAAAAATATCTCCCTGGTCAAGTCCTTCTACAAACTTAGCATTAGATTTTTTAACTTCTGGAGTCTGAGAACTAGCAATCTTTAAAAATGGAATTGCCATTTCTTGTGCGTCTACATTCTCAAATCCTGCACCCGCAAAATTAGAGAAGTCAATAACATTAGTCGATACTTCGGTTTTCTTTTTTTTCGATACTTCGTTCATGGTTATTTTCCTTTTTTTATTTTAACTTTGTTACCCATAAAAACGCTAAATGTTTCTATAGGAAGCTCTTTGCCCGCGTTTATTTGTTCACCAATAAAGGCATTCAAGGTCATCGGCTCGACCTTGCGTTTTTGATCAGGAGCTAAACCACTTTGTTCTAAGTCTTCAATTAACTTAGAAGCTTGATCATTATCTCCTTTACCAAACCTGATAGACACAATGTTTTTAATTAGCTCTCCGTGATTATTTTTCTCGAGCCAACCAAAAGCTTCCACTTCTTTGTCGCGTGTAATACTGCCTTTAAAAAAAGGTTTAAAACTAACAGCATCACCATTGGTCAATTTAATTTCTTTAACTCCACGTGACTCCATTAACTGGACAATAGAATCATTCATTTGTTGAAGTTCGTTTTTCTTATATTTAATTTGTTGTTCTAGAGCAAGTATATCGCTCTCAATTTTTAAAAATTTATTGGACGCTTCTGAAACATCTTTTACTTCAGATATGTCTACGGTATTATTTTCTTCTTTTGGTAAGTAATTTGTAAAATCAACTTTCTCGGTCATAGTTATTCCTCTCATTTATGTCTATCTGTATGGGATAATATGTAAATGTACGACGGTCATATTTTAAAACTTTATATTTTCCTCGATTAACATCTGCTGCAATTGAACAAGCCAAGCCAATCATGGACGGATCGCCAATTAATAACAAGTAATCATTGTCATTAAAGTCTTTTAATATGTTTTTTGCCTTACGCACCGCAGGGGCCGGAGATAACATTATTTGTTTTCCCTCTTCAAATAAAGGAATTAAGTTCCCATACCCTTGAGCACTAATAACATTAAACTTTGACACCTCTTGGATGACATACACATTACCTTTGTTTTCTATATCTTTCATCTTTCTAAATTACCTATATTATTTTAATTTACTTTACACAAGAAAAAAGTTAATGGTAAAGTGATTTTTTTAATCGCAGAAAGTATGGAAAAATATAACTATAATTTTAAAACGAAGCCTTATGGTCATCAATTGGCTGGTATGGGAGCTATGATAAACCATTTTTCTAAGGGAGAAAAAGAATTTGCTCTTCTTATGGAAATGGGTTGTGGAAAAACTAAAGTATTAATTGATGGAGCTTCTTTTCTTTATGATAATGGATTTATTGTAGGCATACTTGTTATTTGTCCTAATGGTGTCAAAGGAACTTGGGTTAAAGAAATTGAAACACATATGCCTGAACATGTGGATCGTAACATTATTGTTTGGACAGGTAACAAAACTAAAAAGCATGAAGAAGAATTACAGACTTTATTTAATGTAGAAACAGTACACCTTAATATTTTAATAATGAATGTTGATGCATTTGCCACGGACCGAGGTAAAAAATTTGCTGATAAATTTTTAATGACAAGACAAGCAATGATGGTTGTTGATGAAAGTACAGTTATTAAAAACTCTACAGCACTTCGTACTAAAGCTATTACCAAGCTTGGTAACTTAGCACGCTACCGGGTTATTATGACAGGTTCTCCTATAACAAATTCTCCTGAAGACTTATATGCTCAATGTAATTTTTTAAATCATGAGCTGCTAGGGTTTAGTTCAATATACACATTTCGTGCTAGGTATTGTCAACTTCAGCGACTATCTTTTGGTGGCCGTTCTTTTAATAAAGTGACAGGGTATAAAAATTTAGAAGAACTTAACACTAAATTACAAAAATTTTCTTACCGAGTATTAAAGAAGGATGCTTTGGATTTACCTGATCAAGTATGGATGAAAAGAATTGTATCCATGACTAACGAACAACTTGATGCTTATATGCAAATGAAGAAACATGCATTAGTGCAGCTCAAGGAAGAAACATTGACAACAACGTCAGTGCTTGCCCAGTTAATTAGACTCCATCAAATTGTTTGTGGTCATATGGCAACGGATGACGGTAAAGTTTTATCGTTGCCAAATAACCGTGTCAAAGAATTATTGGCCATTCTAGAGGAAGGCTATGGAAAAGCGATTATCTGGGCAAATTATAGACATGATATTCAAGCTATTGAAAAAACATTAATGAAGAAATATGGTGCGCGCTCCGTGGTCACTTATTATGGTAGTACTCCTCAAAATGATAGACAAGAAAACATCAGACGATTTCAAGAAGATGATGAAACACAATTCTTTATTGGCCAGCCAATGACCGGGGGACGTGGTATAACTTTAACAGCAGCTAGCTTAACAGTGTTTTATTCTAACAGTTATGATTTAGAAATTAGAGAACAAGCAGAAGCAAGAAACCATCGTATAGGAACATCTAAAAAGGTAACTTACATTGATCTTGTATCTGAGGGAACAGTTGATGAAAAAATTATTTATTCATTAAGAAATAAAATAAACTTAGCAACGTCCGTGTTAGCTGAGGATATTAGAAAATGGTTAATATAGGAGAAAGAAATGAGTTTATTAATGGGACGAAGAAGTA